CCACTAGCTGACTTCGCAGGTTTAATTAAGGGTAGAATACTTTATCCTGATATTAACGATAAGAAGTTTGTTAATGATTATTGTAATAACAGCGAAGTATATGCTATCGTTAAAAGAATAGCCAAGACAGTGTCAACTGTTCCTTTCTATGTTTACAGCGTTAAAAACAAAAAAGCATTTAATCAGTATAAATCTATGATTGCTAACGCTTCCTCTACTGCTGACTTAGCAAAAGCAGAACTTGTTAGAGTTAAGGCAATAGAAGAGGTAGCTGATTCTCCACTGAATGACTTGTTACAACAACCTAATGAATACCAATCTTTCTCAGAATTAATCGAGAATATGATTGGGTATAAACTAATTACTGGTAACACTTATGTTTGGGCGAACAGATTGTCCAATGGCAAGGTACAAGAATTAGTATGTCTCCCATCCCAATATATGGGTATCATTTCTGATGGTACCATTAATGGGGTTGAAGGGTACACATTCACTTTAGTAGGATGGGATACTTTACCAGCGAAGGATGTGATACATCTTAAGTACTTCAACCCTTACTTTGACACTAACGGACAACAGCTATACGGACTATCACCTTTACAAGCAGCCTACAGAACAGTACAGCGTTCTAATGATGCAAAAGATACATCTGTTGGTATGTTGCAGAATCAAGGTCCTAAAGGTATTTTGTATGCTAAAGAAGGCAACAATGATTTCGGACCAGAGGCAGCAGGTAAGTTAAAAGAAGATTTCTACAATCAGTACGGAACTAAAACTCAAGGTGGTATCGTTCAGAATGCAGGTAGAATATTAATAGCAGGTGCGGAATTAGGTTGGTTGAACATGGGATTATCTCCTGTAGATTTACAGTTGTTAGAATCTGAGAAAATCACTCTTAGAGAACTTTGTAATGTGTATGGAGTAAACTCAGCGTTGTTTAACGATCCTGATAACAAGACCTATAACAACATGAAGGAAGCTAAGAAGGAAATGTTAACGCAAGTTGTACTTCCTGAGTTAGTGGCTATTCGTGATGCGATGAATAGATTCTTCGGTAACGAAATGGGAAGAGATACTTACATCGATTTCGATTTAACAGTATTCCCAGAGTTACAAGAAGACATGAAGGAGTTGAGTGGTATCTTATCTCAATCTTGGTGGATTACTCCTAACGAGAAGCGTGTGGCTATGCGTTATGAGACTATCGAAAGTCCTACAATGAATGAGATATTTATTCCTGCAGGTTACTTACCTATTGACGAGTTGACTATGTTACAAGATCCACGCAATGCTCAACAGCAAGGTGATTACAATATCCCTCCTGTTAAAAGTGAAGGTTTTTTTTTGAGCAAGAGTGAAAAGTTGGATGAAGTTTATGCCAAATACAAGGAAGTAACTAACATGAGTTACTCTGAGTTGGAAGCTTGGTCAAAAACAGAATGCTCAAAGAAGGCATCTTTAGATAGAAGTCCAATAGAAAGAAACCTAAGATTGCTTTCTAAGAAAAAAGAAGAATGGACTGCTAACGATATAGAAGATGCTAATAGAACAATTAGCTTTGTGAGTAGAATGAAAGGTGCAGAGCAAGGACCAGAAGTTTCTATGGGCTGTCCTTCTAAAAGAGATATATCATTAAAAAACTGGGCTTACGATCCTTCAAAATAAATAATATGGAACTAAAATCATTTGACAACTTAATAAAGGCTTTAGAAGATTTGCAAAGTCAAAAGGCTATCAACAAGAAAAATCCTAAAGGAATTGCTCACGCAAATTCTTTGATTGAAAGTGGTGATGTTAAAGAACCAGATTCTTGGGAAAGACCTTCTGTAGAAATGGAGAATGCTTATATCGAGAAGAATGGATGGGGCGAATTTGCTAAGTGGTTTTTAGGAGTTGATACATCAGAAGATGCTGAGACTAAAGGTCACTATGGATATATCTATACTTCTGATTTTAAGACTGTAGATAGACAAGGACTAAGAGCCATTAGACAAAGAGCAGCTCAAAATGGATTGACTTCTATATTTGCAGCAGCAGGTAAAATGATAGAAAAGATTGATGCTAAGAAATAATGGCTAAAATACTTTATCCTTCACAGCAATTTGCTTTGCAACAAAAGATTGCAAGGAAATCAATCAGAGAATACCAGCCTCAAATTAAGGCAGTATTGCAGAAGGATTTTGATAAGGCTGCTGACTTAGTTGCTCAAATGGGAGCACAGCAAACGGTAAATAACAGACAATCATTATTCGACTCACAATCGATTAATAATATTTTACGAAATTTGTATGAGAATGTAGGCGGTTATACCGCAATGCGTTATCAAAAGATATTTGACAAGTTTAAAAAAGAAGAGTCTATAGACTTTGATCCTCTAAATATTGCTGACGAATGGTTAGCGTTTATGTTGTCTTATTGGACAGCAATTAGTGGTACTAAGATGTATGGTATAGAAAATACAACTGAAACAGAGATTGCTAGGTTAATTAATAACGCTATACGATACGGACAAGAGAATAATCTTACTGAAAGACAAATCAATGAGTTGGCTATAAAGTCACTTAGAGATGGTAAGATTAATACTTCAAGAAGTCTATTGATTGCTCGTACTGAATCGCATCAGGCTTTAAGCACAGGTGCATTTGGTGCAACTCAATATTCGGTGGTGCCATTGTTAAAGCAATGGGTACACTCAGAGTATATGGGTTATCCTAGAATGTGGCATTTAGATTTGGATAGACAAACTAATCCTGACACTAAAGGAACGAGAATATTGGTGAATCAGCCATTTATGGTTAACACACCAAACTTAGGGGTAGTACAAATGCAATACGCACACGATGCATCAGGGGGAGCAATAAATAATTGTAACTGTAGATGTTGTACTGTGTATATTGCGTAAACAAATAAATATGAGTAATTTTTATAACAGAAAAGGAGTAAGTGGTGCACCGATTGATATGTCGGATGACTCAAGAACAATAGTAGTTTACTACTCCGCATTTGGTAATGTAGACAGCGATGGTGATGTAATCACTCCTGGTGCATTTACTAAATCATTAAAAGAGAATGGTCCAAAAGCTAAGAATAGAATCTGGCATTTGTTCAACCACTCTACAGAAAAGCCTATCGCAAAGCCATTTGACATGATGGAAGATAACTTTGGATTAAAGGCTTATGTTAAAATGCCTAATACAACTTTGGGTAGAGATACTTATGAGTTGTATAAGGATGGTCATATAACTGAGCATAGCATTGGATTCCAGACTGTGAAATCTCAAGCTAAGTCAGGTTATAATGAAATATCTGAAATTAGATTGTTTGAGGGTTCCTCTGTTTTATGGGGAGCTAATTCTAATACACCAACAGTAATGGTTAAGTCTGAAATTAAATCTACTCTTATTGATGAGATGGGTAAAACTATCAAGTCTTTAAAGAATGGATTTTATACAGATGAAACATTCGGTTTGTTAGAATTAAAACTTAAGCAATTACAACAATATCTTGCAGAAATGGAAGACGAAGAGTCAGTTCCTTCAGAAGAACAACCGCCTGTAGAAGAACCATCTGAATTGCAACCAGAAGGTGAATCAGTAGATGAGGCATTGGAAGAAGAAGATAACCCGACTGTTTCTATTGAAATCGAGATAAACAAATATTTACAATCATTTAAAATTTTCAACTAATGGTAGAAGAAATTAAAAGTGCTTTCGAAGGTATCAAAACCGAAATTAAAGGTGAATTTGATGCTGTGAAAGCTGAAAACGCAACTGCTGTAGATGCAGTTAAATCTGAATTAGAAGAATTAAAATCTCAAGTTGCTGTAGTTAAAGATGCTGCAGACAAATTAGAGGCAAAATCAAATCGTATTAAAATGAATCAAAACGAAGTAAAAGGTTTCAATGGTGCTTTAGCTGAAGCAATTGAAAAGAATGCCGATGTATTAGGCAAATTAGGTGCTGGTGAAATTAAGAACCACGCATTTGTAATGGACACAAAGACTGTAGGTAACATGACTGAAGCTGCTAGCTTAACAGGTGATATTCCTCGTGCTTATGCTAACCAAGTTTATGGCTTACCTTCTCGTAAGGTGCATGTAAGAAGTTTGTTACCAGTAGGTACAATTTCTCAAGGTTTATTTACTTTCCCTCTAGAAACAGGTGGTGAAGGTGCTCCAGCAGCTCAAACTCAAGGTAGTGCAAAAGCTCAAGTTGATTTCGATATCACTATGACTAATGCTCCTGCACAAGTTATCGCTGGTTATGTTAGAATCTCTCGTCAAATGTTAGACGATGTTCCTGCTATGACTTCTTTCTTACAACAAAGATTGTTAGAGAAGTATTTAGTAGCTGAAGATGCTCAATTATTAAGCGGTAACGGTACTGCTCCTAACTTACAAGGTTTAACTGGTGTTGCTTCTGCATTCGCTGGTGCTGCTACTGTAGATGTTGAGCAATTAGTTCAATCTATCGCACAAGTTGAAGCTTCTAACTATACTGCAACTGGTATCTTGATTAACCCTACAGATTGGGCTAGCATCATCAATACTAAGAATACAAATAGTGCTTACTCTTTACCAGGTTCTACTATTGTTACTAACAATGGTCAGTTATCTATCGCTGGTATCCCAGTTTACACTTCTACAGCTATCGCTGCTGATAAGTTCTTAGTAGGTGACTGGTCTATGGGTGCTCAAATCATGCAAAGAGATGGAATTTCTGTTCGTTTCTCTGAGTTTGATGGTAACAACTTTACAGAGAACATGATTACTGTAAGAGTTGAAGCTCGTATCGCATTCCCAATCTACTACGCTGGTGCGTTTGTATATGGTGATTTCGGTAATGTTGCTTAGTCTTAGACTAATCTAAAATATAAGGGGTAGCCAAAAACTACCCCTTTTTTAATGCGTTAAATTTTGACTATTTTTGTAAAAAAGATATAGGATGCAAATTGTAAGAGATATTACAACAACAGTAGCCCCTACAGCAGAAGTTGTTACTTTAGTAGAAGCTAAGAATTACCTTAGAGTTGATTATGACGAAGATGACGATCTAATCGAAGCTTTGATAGCTACTGCACAAACAAGACTTGAGCAATATGCAGGTGTTGCTATGACTACAAGAACATTGAAGGTTGTAGCTTATGTAGACGAGTTTATAGAACTTCCTTATGTACCTACAGGAACGATTAGCGTTGTAGAATACTGGAACAATGAAGAATGGGTAGTAATGCCTGTTGGAGATTATAATGTTTTAGGTGATACAACCAAGAAGATTTATATGGTAGCTAACAATGCTATGGAATATAGATTTACTTACACTTGTGGGTATTCTACCACTCCTAAGACTATGAAAACAGCACTTTTAAAGTATGTTGCTGACCTTTACGAGTACAGAGAATCAAGTGTTGAAGATACACAACCAAATGCTAATATAACAACTGCTTATGAGCTTATGAAGCCTTATAAGCGTATTAACTACATATTATAATGATAGGTAAACTACATAATAGAATTACTTTTAAAAGCAAAACAGGAGTATCCGATGGGGCTGGAGGATATGTAAACACCCTTGCGGACTATTATACTTGTTGGGCTCAGATTGCTAATGATACCGAGAATAAAACAGATATATCTGGTAAAGACTCTTTAGCTAATGACATCAATTTTAGAATAAGATATACCACATCTAAAACATTTGATAACAAGTTGATTATCAGTCACAAAAGTAATTTATATATGATTAACTCAGTTATAAATGAAAGAGATGAGAATAAATATTTTATAATTGGTTGTTCAACTTTATTAAATGGCTAGATTTAATGTTAAGGTAAATGGGCTTAATTCTATTTCTAAGAAATTTGCTCAAGCCCCTGATACAATGACCGTTCAAGCTGCTAATATAATATATGAAACAGCTAAACAAATAGAGAATAGAGCAAAATCTAGAGTTGCTGTAGATACAGGTGCATTAAGGTCATCAATAAGAGCAACAAAACTATCTAATGGATCTTCAATGATTAAAGCTGGTTTACCAAATGTAAGCAATGCTAAAGGTCATTTAATTAACTATGCTGCATTTGTGGAATTTGGTACAGGAAGGGCACCAATGCTTAGTTATAAAAGATTAGACAATTCTAGCCTTACAGCATACGCTGGAGAGTTTAAAAGAAGCGGTTTGCACAAGGTAATTAGAAGACCTGGACCATACCTATTTAACTCTGCTGACGAGCTAATTGGAAGCATGATAGAGAAAATAAAGAAAATAAAGATATAAATATATTTCGCTAAATTTGTGTAAATGAAAGACTGCGGATTAGCTATAAGAAAGGGTTATTTTGATAAATTGACTAGCGAATCTTTTTCGTTAGGAGTTTATGATACAATAGCTCCAGATAATGTTAATCCTCCGTTTTTGATTATAAGCAGTCAAACTGCTCCAGAGGATAGTGACAAACAAAGCTATAGCTTCAATGCTACTATCCAATTTGACATAGTATATAAGACTCAGAAGTCAGGTGAAGTAGGTCAAAAATCAGTAGATCAATGGGCTAATGAATTATTAGGCATTATTGGTGTTTATCCTGATGATTATCCAAGCACTTCCCCTGATTTTAAAATAGTTACTAGAAAAATGGGAGCAAACTATGCTACATTTGACTATATCGACCAGTCTTATGTATTTAGGAGAATTATAACAATGGAACATTTTGTGAATCAAATATTATAAAAAAAAGTAAAATAAAATAAAATGGCAACAACAGGTGTATTTAACGGAACCTCATTGGTTGTATTAGTTGGAACAGAAGTAGTAGCACACGCTACATCTTGTTCTTTAAGCTTTTCTGTAGACTTACCAGATAGCACAGATAAACAAAGCGGTGGATGGACAGATCATATTGGCGGTGTTAAATCTTGGTCTTTGACTACAGATGGTTTAGCTACAGTTGATCCTGCTGCTACAGCTTCTTACTACACTACAGGTGAGTTAATGACTGCAATCGCAAATAGAACTGCTGTAACAGTTAAGTTTACTACAGTTAGTGGAACAACTCCAGTAACAGGTGACTTAATCTGGTCTGGTCAAGCTTTCATTGAAAGTATGGATATCACTGCTGACATGGAGTCTCCAGTAACTTATTCAGTATCTTTCACTGGAACAGGAGCATTGACTCAGGCTACTAACTAATAACCAAAAACAACAACATATATGAGAGGGCACTACGAACTAGAACTAAGTTCTGGAGAAAAAGTACAATTGAGATTTTGCACTTGGTCTTTAAAAAGGTTTTGTCAATTACAAAAAATTGGACCAGCCGATATTGGAGATGCATTAAATGGACCAGATTCATTAGATGCTATCGCCAATTTATTAAGAGCAGCAGCAGAATACCCTTTGTATAAAGAAGGCATAACACCTAAATTCACTGATTTAGATGCGTGTGATTGGATTGATGATATGGGTGGAATATCTGGTAAAAAATTCCAAGATGTCTTAGTAGCTTTAACAGAAAGCATGACAAGTGGAATAGAAGATACGCCAACTAAGAAACAAAAAGGTAGTGGAGTAAAAAAAAATTAGAGTGGATTGATATTGAAAGATATACAATGGGGGAGTGCCAAGTGCTTCCCCATTTGTTTTGGGATATGACGATGGCTGAGTTAGATTTTGTGTGGTATGGATATAGACATAAAGAGGAGCAAGAATGGCTAAGAGCAAGATGGCAGACTGCACTTTTAATTAATGTTCAACTACCTAAAGGCAAAAAAGTAAAGCCTACTGACTTAATGGAACTTGATTGCGATAATCGTAACTTTGTGAAACAAAGAGTAATGGATCAAGAAGAGCTTAAAGAGGTTCTTAAAAAATATGAAAATGTTAAACCCATAAAGTAATATGGCAGAAGAAATTATAAAGGTCAAGGTCGACCTAGATGTAGAAATATTTAATAAGAACGCAAAAGCCATGTCCGATGCTTTATCTAAGGTATTGGGTAAAGAGGTAGAGATATTTAATGGGAAAATAGGAAGAACAACTAAACTCCTTAACGACTCTGAAAAAGCATTTAATTCAGCAGGAGCAGCAGCTAATAGAGCAGGTAATAACCTAAAACAAACTAATCAGCAATGGACAAATCTTGCATTAGTTATTCAGGATTTACCATACGGATTTAGAGGTATTCAGAACAACTTGCCAGCATTAGTTGGAGGTTTCGCTGCTTTAACTGGTCCTATATACTTAGCTGCATCTGCTATTATTGCATTGTTTACTGCTATAGATTCTGGTTTAATAAAATTTGGTAATGCAATCAAATTAAATACAGATTTTTCTAAAGAAGCTGCAACTATGTATTCTAATCAGGCTACAGAAATGCAGTCCTTATATAGAGTAGCAACAGATGCTAATAGACCAATGCAAGAAAGGATATTAGCTGCAAAAGCTTTAAAAGATGAATATCCTGGATTATTAAAAGTTTACTCAGAAGAAGAAATTGCATTAGGTAAAGCTGAAACAGCATATAAGCAATTAAATCAAGTATTATGGCAATATGCTATGGCTAAAGCAGCAGGTAAAGCTTTAGATGAATTAGCTATTAAGCAATTTGATATTGACACTAGAAGAGATAAGGCTAAGACTCAACAACAAGCCAGAGAAATTAAAGCATATAAAGAGGTTAAAGCTCTTACTCTTGACCAAATGTCTTTTACTCAAAGATTAGGCAAGACTATAAATGACCTTCCAACAGCAATGATTCAGTTCCCAATGTTGCTTGGTGCAATGAAAAAGTCTGAAGATATTTTAACTGGTATAGAGCAAGAGCAAAAGATTCTTAATGTAGAGAAAGAAAAATATCTAAAAATATTAGATGATAATATCACTGCAGAACAGAAATTAAAAGATTTTAAAGAAGAAGGGAAGAAGGGAAAAACAAAAATAGAAGATAATTCTATTGCGTTATTGAGAGCACAACAGCAATATTATAAGGATAACATTATAATGTTTGCATCCTATGAGCAAGAGATAATAAAAAGACAAGCTGATTTAGATATTAGACAAGCTCAAGCAGAAGGCAAAAGTGCTGAGTTTATAAAGAATATAAGACTAAAAAGAGATCAAGATATTTTAAATTCTGCTAAATGGTTGGCAGATGAAACGCTTAAGGTTCAAGCTAAATTAGGAGAAGAGGAAGGTAAGTTATTACAAGCTGAAGCAGATTTAATTGCAGACGGTAGAAAAAAGATTGCTGATGCGTTATTAGGAATTAATCAAAGATTTTTAAATGATGATATTGATGCAGCTAAAAAAGCTAATGAAGTAAGACTTAAATTAGATAAAGGTTGGATCAGAAGACAGATTTCAGACTACGAGCAGTATATTGAGCAGTTAAAGCAATTAAGAGCAAAGGCTATTGAAGACGGAACTGGAGTAGACTTATCAAGAATAGATAAAGAAATCAGAAATTCAGAAGCAGCTATTGAGGCTTTGGGTGATACTTTTGATTCAACTGCTAAACAAATTAGCGGTATCGTATCAGGTATGCTTGGTGATGCTTTATCTACTTTAGGAGAGAATATAGGTAAAGCTTTAGCTGGAGGTAAATTTGATCCATTTGGAGCATTTTTAGATATTTTAGCAAATGGATTATCTGCAATTGGTAAGGCGTTAATTGCTTATGGTGTTGCTATGGATGCGTTTAAAAAAGCATTTAGTAATCCATATGCAGCTATTGCAGCAGGTGTTGCCTTAGTAGCTGTAGGTTCTTTCTTAAAAGCTAGAATATCATCAATGTCAGAAGGTGCTCCTTCAGGTGATGGAGTTAAAAAGTTTGCAAATGGTGGTATCATATCTGGTCCTACATATGGTTTAATGGGTGAATATCCAGGTGCTAAATCAAACCCTGAAGTAGTTGCTCCTTTAGATAAACTGAAAGATATGATTGGTGGAGGAGGAAGTGGTCAGTTTGTACTTAGAGGACAAGACCTTGTATTGGCTTTAAACAGAAGTGAAAAATCTTTAACCCTTAGAAGAGGATAATGGCATACGGACAAAAATATTCTATAACATACGCCACAAAAGCAGACAAGTTAGTTGAGCTTAAATTGTGGCAAGAAGGCTATACTGGAAGCATTATAACCTTGCAAGGCATTGATGTAAGCTTACAATATATACCAAACTCAGACGATCCATATGAGCCTATATTAGCTTCTCAGTTAGACATTAGTATAGACTTTACAGATAACTTATCGGACATTATCGATTTTACTGATATTGATGATAGATTTATGTACATAGAAATGTACATTAATAATGTTATAAATTGGGTTGGTTTCTTAATTAATGACAATGTTCAAATATCGTATTCAACAGGTAGAAAGATAGCTTCATTTAATGCTACTGATGGATTAGGTATGTTAAAGGATATTCCATTTACTCCGCATATTGGTAATTTAGGTGTAAATGATACTAACTCATTATTAAATATATTGCTTCGTTGCTTTAATTCAATTGATTTTAAGAACGATAGGAATTTAATAACAATGTGCTCTTATTTTGCACTTGGTATGGCTGATAGAGGTGATGCATCTTGGAGAGATCCGTTTGCACAAACATATATGAATTATAGGAACTTTTTACAAGATGAATATAATTATACTAATTGTTTAGATGTAATATCAAATATTGCAAAATCTTTTGGTTGTAGAGTGTTTCAGGCTAAAGGCAAATGGTGGATTATAGCAATAAATGAATTTGCAGAAACTAATGCATATTATACAGAATATACTTCACTTGGTGCTAGAGTTGATAATGGAGATGGCAATCAAATTAATACATCTTCAGTAATACAATACTACTGTAATAATACCTCTAATTTATACTTCATAAATAATAGTCAGGTAAAGATTATTAATAAAGGTTTTTATAAAATTGTAGCAGAAGGCAATGTCGTACCAGCAGAAAACTATCTGCCTAATGGTGATTTAAGAGATAATGATGGAACAGAGGCTACTTTTTGGACTAGAGATTCCACAGGAGATGCAACTTGTTTACTACAATACAATGCTACATATGATTATTACTACTTTGAATTAGTAACAACTCCAGGTGGACCAGCAGGTACAGCATCAGTTGAATTAGAGGCTGCATCTCAACCAAATGTGACTCCTGGTGATGCCCTTAATTTAAACATTTTAATAGGAGCTACATCTACTGACCAACCTATTGGTTTTATAGATATGACTATTACGGATGGTACTACCACTTACTATTTGAATAACCAAAGCAAATGGCAGCTTGGTAGCACATCTTATACTGTTTATAATCCTAAAACTACAGGAGCAGCAGAAGACTTTACATTAGACTTAAAAACAGAACCTTTCCCTCCATTAGTAAATGGCACTTTAAGCTTCAAATACAGGGTTAGTGAGGGCGTTAGTACATTTAATACCCTAACTAATTTTGTGCTTAAAATTAAGTCTAAAATAGCTAGTTATGAGCTTTCTGGATCTATAATAGAGAATGAGCAATATGTACACAAAATAGAGTTTCCATATGGCGTTGGTGGATATGATTCTTATTACCCATCAGCTAAGGGTGCTTTATTATTGAGTGACAAGTCTATCGCTACTCAATGGTACAGATATGGTTTATTTGAAACTGATAGTTTCTTGAGTTTGCCTGAGCTATTGATTCAGCAATATGTAAACACTTATGGTCAAAACATTATCAATGTTGATTGTGATTTGACTAGCTTTTATACAGCAAATACCAGTTACCCAATATTAGATGCTTCTAAGTTATTATTTGCACAAGACAATGATCCTGCTGTAATAAATATTAGCAATAAGTCTTATATGATTGGTAATAGCACAGTTAATTACCCATCCGACCAAACAAATGCAACTTTGTTACAAATTTCAAATACTGAAATAACTTGTACTAAAGTAAATAAATACACATTACAAAAAACAACTTTCTAATATGTCATCAGTAGTTAACGGAACAAATATAGTCTTATACGCACAAGGAAGTAACGCTAAATATTATTTTAATGGTAGTGTTGACATGGGTACAATTGATACTAAGATTTGGTATGAATTTGGCGAAACTGAAAATACAGGTAGTAGTGCAAACTTTTCTAAGACTGGTAATGGCAGAATTGCTGGTTTTATTACAAACCTTAACTATCCTGGTCAAACTACATTACCTGCTGGAACATGGTATTTCAAAAACTATTTTTCAGTTGGAGCAGATTTAGATACCAGTCCAGGATTTAATTATAAAATATATAAATATAATGGTACTGCATTTACCTTATTAGCGACATCTTCAAATACCGCTTTTACTGCTTTAGAAAAAACAGAATATATCACTTCAATATCTATGCCATTGGTTTCATTGAACGAAACAGATAGAATAGCTATTGAATTTTATTCTTATAACTCAACTAGCAGAACATCTACTATATATACGCAAGGAGAAAATGATAGCTATGCAACTACTACATTTTATTATTATGCAGCTATAGGAGCTTCTACAAACTGTACATTTGATGTGTCTACAGAGCAAATAGAGGTGACTAGCCAATGTTCTTCATGGTTTAAACAATATAAAAATGATGTTTCAACATGGAATATCACTTGTGATGGATTTATAAGTTTAACAGGTTATACATATTTGAGCTTATTACAATTGCAACTAAACAGAACGCCAATGGTTATTAAGTTCAGTATTGACAATGACAATGGCAATGGCTCAGGCACATATGGATATAGTATATTTAACGGAACTGCTAATATTACAAACATTTCTATAGCTGGTCCTGTTGAAAATACTTCTACTTATAGTTTATCTTTACAAGGCTCAGGACCTTATACAATATCAGGAACTCAAGCACCTACAAACGGAGACTCTATGGTAAATCTATCATCTGTAAGAATGTTAACATATACGGCTGCTGGTGGAGAAGAAACAGTATCATTTACTTCAGTTATTGGATATACTTGTATATCTGTTACAAGAGGTGGCGTAGAGGTTAGATCAATCTTAAGTACTGGCACACCAACAGGTGAAGATGTGACATTTAACTCAAATACAGGAGTTCTTACCTTTGCATCAGGAAGAGCATTGGAATCAGATGAATTTGTTAGAGCAATTTTTAAATAATTAACTTAATATAGGATGTCGAATCAATTACAAATAACAGGTGGAGCTAAAGTAAGGAATTTAGAAGGTGTTTTAACAGGTACAAGTGGAGTGGTTGGAGCATTAGGCATAAATGTGGCTAATGGTATTCCAAAGCTTGATAGCAATGCTAAAATCTTAGTATCTCAGTTGCCTAACTCCGTAATGGAGTATAAAGGAACTTGGAACGCAGCTACTAATACTCCTACTTTAGCTAACGGAACTGGTAATCAAGGAGATGTTTATTTATGTAATGTTGCTGGTACTACAAACTTCGGTGCTGGTGCAATCACTTTTGCAGTAGGAGACCAAGTAATCTACTCTGGTACAATATGGCAAAAAGCAGGTGGTTCTACTGGAACTGTAACTAGCGTTGCAATAACTGAAAGTGGTGATGCATTAACAATAACTGGTTCCCCTATCACAACAAGCGGAACTATAAATATAGGATTTGCTGGTACAAGTGGTCAATATATTAACGGAGCTGGTGGATTAACTACTTTCCCTTCATTGACAGGGTTTGTGCCTTACACTGGTGCTACATCTAATGTAAACTTAGGCGAATACGGATTAAGCGGAGGTTACTTAGGGTTAGATACAACTCCAACTGGAACTCCTACAAGCGTAGGTACTTTGTCTTGGGATGATACTTATTTAACTCCAAAAGTAATTACTGGAACTGGTGCGACAACTTTACAAGTAGGTCAAGAGGAAGTAGTTTTAATTCATAATAATACTGGCTCAACTTTAACAGATGGTCAAGTAGTTTATATTAATGGTTCAACTGGTAACCTACCTACTGTTGCTTTAGCTGACGCATCAAGCGAAACTACTTCAGCTGCTACTTTAGGAGTGGTTACTGAAACTATCACAAACGGCTCAAACGGATTTATTACAATTAGCGGTAATGTAAACGGATTAAATACTACTGGTTATACGGCTGGGGATATTCTTTGGCTTAGTGAAACTGCTGGTCAATTTACGAATGTAAAGCCAGTTAGTCCAGCACACTTAGTATTGATTGGATATGTAGTTAAGGTAAGTGGTGGCAACGGCTCAATCTTGGTTAAGATTCAAAATACACAAGAATTAAAAGAGTGTTCAGATGTGTTGTTTACTTCATTGGCTAACAATGATATTTTACAATATAAATCTGCAACTGGATTATGGGTTAATAGTGCTGGTACAACTACAAACATAGCAGAAGGAACTAATCTTTATTATACAGATGCTCGTTCAAGAAGTGCAATTAGCTTAACGACAACTGGCACAAGTGGTGCGGCAACTTATAACTCAACAACTGGAGTTTTCAATATTCCTAACTATGGTTCTGCTTTAAGCGGATATGTTCCTTATAATGGAGCAACTACAAATGTAAATTTAGGTGGTTGGACTTTAACTGGAGGAGGATTAAATGTTGAAGCATCTGGAGGATTTGCTGGAGCAGTTAATATGCGACAAGCAAGTGGGCATAGTTTATGGACTGGAGCAGCTTATACTTCAATGTATGCTGGATTTGGGAATACAGTTACTTTTTACTTTTCGAATGATGGTAGAAATTTCACATTTGATGGTTCAATAGTTTCTACAACAAGTCCAAGAACTTATGTAATGCCAGATGCAAATGGAACTTTAGCCTTAACAAGCGATATTCCTTCTTTAAGTGGCTATGTGCCATATACTGGTGCAACAAGTAATGTAAATTTAGGATCTAATTATTTAACAGTAGCAGGTTCAAATAGATTATGGGCTGGTGCTGGAACTGCAAATAGTAGCCTTGCTTTGGGAGATAGCGTCTTAATGAATGCTACAACTGGAGCAGCTAATACTGGTATTGGTTCAAGTGCTTTATATTATTTAACTACTGGTAATTATAACACGGCAGTAGGTTGGGCATCTGGTAGAGATGTAACAACTGGCTCACAAAATATATTTTATGGTAATGGTGCTGGATTTGGAATAACTACTGGCTCTAATAATATAGACATAGCTAATAGATATGTAACTGGTACAACTTATGCATCTGGGGTAACAACTGGTTCTTATAATACAATCATAGGTAGAGTAACTGGACTTGACCCAGCAACTTCTAATAATATTATTTTAGCAGACGGACAAGGTAATATTCGTTATCAATATGATATTTACGGAAACAATAACTTCTTTGGTAATGTTCAGATTTATAAAACTACTACATCAAGTTTAGGCTTTAACTTAAATAGTGATGGTAGCACAACATCTGAAATAGTTTCTTATGGTCCTACAACTGGAATTAGAACATTAGCTTTATCTGGTAGTGATGTTAGATTCTTAACTGGTACTGCTGGAGGTGGAAGCTGGACTGAGAAAATGAGATTAAATACAAGCGGTAATTTCTCAATAGGTAACACTAACGATACTTATAAATTAGATGTTACTGGTACTGGTAGATTTACTGGTCCTTTAAATTTAACTGGTACTGCAAGCGATACAAACCAAGCATCTGGAGCACCATTTATATATCTTCAAGGTGGTGGTAGTTCGTTTACTACAATACAACAAGCAGTAGGTAAACTATCATTTTGGCAATTCAATGGTTCAATTTTTGTAAACACATTTAATATTACTAACGCTGGTAATGTAGGAATTGGTACAAGTAGTCCAGTTACTGTATTTCAAACAGTAGGTGCAGGACAAGGTACTGGTGGGTTTTCTGGAGCTTCCTATGGAATAAGAATAGATAACGGAGGTGCTTTTAGTTCTGGTATGTCTACAATACATGGAACTGACAACTCATTGTATGGAAGCTATCAACCTATTATGATTAATGGTTCTGATGTAAGATTTGGAACAAGTGCTACCGAAAGAATGCGTATTACAAATGGGGGTGTAGTGTTAATTGGGGGAACTTCAGTTAATGCAATTTCAGGAGCAGGTTCTTTACAAGTTTATAAAGAAATTGTTTCATTGGGTGGCTCTTCATTTTTAGGATTTGCAAATAGAGCAAGTACAAATATTTTTGGTTGGTATGGGAACACTAATGCAATACTATACAATGATGGTGTTGGTAATATTGCATCAATAAACGCTTCCTCTGGTGCTTATACTGCTACTTCAGACATTAATAAAAAGAAAGATTTAGAAGATTCCACAATTGGGTTAAATGCAATAATGGGAATAAAGCCTACTTTGTATAGAATGAAATTTGATTCAGATGATACTGATAAAGAATTAGGATTTATTGCTCAACAAGTAAAAGAGTTTATACCACAAGCCTATGTAGAATCTGGAGAAGGAGAAGATAAATTTATAGGTTTAACAGATAGACCAATAATTGCAGCTTTAGTCAAAGCAATTCAAGAGCAACAATTACAAATTGAAGAATTAAAAGCTAAAATAAAATGAGTATAACTTACAAATGGATTATAAACCAAATGGACACTAAGCCAACAGAAGATGGTTTAACTGATGTAGTAGTAACTGTACATTGGACAAGAGAAGCTGAACAATATGTAGGCGGAGAACCTATTTTAGTTTCTTCTTACGGAACAATGGGTTGTGCTACTCCAAGTGCAACAGACTTTACTGCTTACCCAGACTTAACTTATGAGCAAGTTTGTGGCTGGTTAGATGCTGGTTTAGATGTAGCTTCTATTGATTTAGGTTTAGCTAATCAAATTGAAAACATAATCAATCCTCCAATTATCGTTTTACCTTTACCTTTTAATAACCCAACTATATAACAATTTCCTTAAATTTGTAAAAAATAATCATATGACATTAAGCAACGAACAATTACAACAGTTAGAAGCTATCTTATTGGAAACTCCATTTAAGTATGCTCAACCTATTTTAAACATCTTACAAAAGGCTGCTCAAGAACAAGCTCCTAAAGAAGAAGTAAAAGAAGCATAATGATCCGAATTAAGGACATTTTATTGGTAGCCATAGTATTAATCGTATTATGGCTATTGTTTTTTAAGGATGCTACCTATGTAAGAAGTCCTAAAAATCTCAGCAACTATAAAAAAGTTGCAGAAATTCATGACACAGTTTTCCAGGAAAAAACTTTGGTTAAATACAAACAAGGAAAAGATATACAATCGTATATCATTTTAACCGATACTGTGGAACATATTATACATGACACAGTTAAAGTCTTAAACGACTATTTTGCAGTTAAGGCGTATGTAGATACTATTAAAAAAGATAGTAATACTTTTGTGATTACAGACACTATAAGCCAAAATAAGATACTTTCTAGGTCTTTTATGGCTAATTTGACTGAAAAAACCATCATTACCAAGCAACTTTATGTAGAGAAACCTAAGAATACCATTTATTTGGGCTTTAGAGGCGATTTTAGACCACTTAATGGCTTACAAGTAGTAAGTCCTTCTTTGATGCTAAATACCAAAAATAAGGCTCTAATGGGGCTTAGTTTAGATTTATATAAAACAGGTGGTATTGGCTACTCAGGTAGCTTCTACCTTAAAATTGGTAAAAAATAAAAGATGGCTCCGAAAAAAGGCTTAAATGTGAGTGCTAATCCTCTTCCGATTAGCTTTAAAGATTTCGCTAAAAATCCCATTGTGGGAACTCTATTCCTAGTTATTGTAGGAATCTCTGCATTATATGTAGATATTAGGAGTAATTTCAATAGTAGAATAGACGACCAGGAATACAGAATCAAGAATCTTGAGTTTAGAGATAGCTTAAAAACTCAGGCGTTAATAGAATGTAAAACAGCCCTTTCATCGACTACGACTAAGCTCGAGACTTTAGATGCTTTAGGGGCAATTAAAAAGTCAGTTAAATAATGAAAGCTACCTTCTTAATTTTCTTATTATCTGGTGTTTTAGTAGTTGGTCACAAGGTAACCGACAAACCAGATCAGTCTCCAAAAGAAGACAAGGAACTACAAAAGTTATTAGATGAGTTTCATCAAACCTTGTCTAAGAACAAGGAAGTTCAAGTAAAAGCAGATAAAGCCAAAGAGGCAATAGTAACGCAAACCGTTAGTAAGGTAACTGAACTGAAACAAGAGACTATAGCCCTAAAAACAGAATTAAATGAAGTTAAGATTAAGCTTGATAGCGTTGGTGTTGATACTGGTACCAACTTTAACATTCTCGCAATACCCAAAAACTAAGAAGATAGGTCAGGATTCTGTGGTGATTATAACCATAGGACAAGCTGATACAATCAATAATCTTTATAGGTCATATCATGACTCTATAAATAATTTACAATTAAAACTTAAAAAGAATGACTCTTTACTCAGCGTTAGAACTATTGAAAAAGATAGCTTCTATAATTGGAAATATAAGTACTCAATTAACAAATCTTTATACCAAGATTTCGAGCAAAATCAAAGAAAAATAGACAAAGTACGCGCAGCAAGTAAGCTGATGTTAATATTTATAATCATTTTACAATTTAGTCAATTACAATAGTATGAAACAATTTTTTTGTGACGAATCAGGTCAATTAAGCATGAAAAGAATATGTGGTTTATTGTGTACTGTAGCACTTTGTGTTACTATGTATCATAATAGCTTTAGTGACGAGCATACAGCTCCAAGTCCAATTCTTGTAGAATCAGTAGCTTTGTTAGCGTTTGGCTGTTTAGGCTTAACATCAGTAGAAAAAATATTTAAAAAGAATGACTAATTACGAAAAGAGAATATTGATTGGTGCAACTATTATGTGGTTAAGCCTTATCGTATATTTCTTTGCTAAAATGATATAGAATGAAATTATCTGCACATTTCGACTTAGCTGAGTTTACAAGAAGTGAATCAGCAAAAAGACATGGAGTATCTAACGATCCTACTCCAGAACATCAGGCTAACTTAAAAGTGCTTTGCGAGAAAGTACTTGAGCCTGTAAGAATTTTTAACGAAGGTCCTTTAAATATCTCTTCAGGATATAGAAGTAAGAACTTAAACCACTTTATCGGTGGATCATTAAGTTCACAACATTGTGAAGGCAAGGCTGCTGACATTGATATGGATGGCATGAGTGGTAAGAACAATACTCAAATCTTTAACTACATTAAAGACAATTTAGAGTTCGACCAATTGATTTGGGAGTTTGGAGATAACAATAAGCCTGATTGGGTGCATGTTTCTTACAATGCAGGTAAAAATAGAAAGCAAGTATTAAGAGCAATCAAAACAAACGGAAGAACAGCTTACGCACCATATAAGTAATCTAACCAACAACCAACATAATGAGCAAAAAAAATGTAGGCATCATCGGAGATACACATTTCCCATTTTGCCACCCACAGTATCTACAGTTCTGCTACGAGGTATTCAACAAGTTCCAATGTTCTGAAATAGTCCACATTGGTGACGAAGTAGATAACCACGCTATCAGCTATCACGAGTCCAATCCTAATGGACATTCAGCTTCTAAAGAATCAGAAGAAGCACAAAAACAATTAAACATCTGGTATAAGAGGTTCCCTAATGTAAAAGTATGCATAGGGAACCATTCTGCTTTGCATAAAAGAAAGGCTCAAACGACTGGATTACCGAACCGATTTATTAAATCCTATGAAGATGCTTGGGATGCACCAAAAGGCTGGAAATGGGCTTTAGAATGGGAAATAGACGGTGTTTTGTACACTCATGGTACAGGTAGCTCAGGACAGGCAGGTGCTATCAATAGAGCAAGAGATGCTAGACAATCTACCGTTATAGGTCATATCCATAGCTTTGGAGGTGTACTATATAGTAGCTCAGATAAAGACATGATATTCGGTATGAATGTAGGCTGCGGAATCGATATAAACGCCTACGCAATGGAGTATTCTAAACCTTTCCCCAAACGACCAACATTAGGTTGTGGAGTTGTTTTAGATGGTGGAAGAATCGCTATATTTGTTCCGATGCCTTTAGGAAGTAAAATAATAAGACTTCCCAAGACGAAGTAAGGCAGTAGTTCTAAAAACTAGAGTGCGTATTTAATTGATAATCAATTGAGTATGCACTTTTTTATCTAAAATAATTAAATAGTAAATTTGTATGAGTAGAGAAGCAGATGTTAAAATTGCTGAATTAATGAAAGAAAAGCAGTATTTGGAAGCAAAATTGCAATTGATTATTAGGGAATTAAGACTAACTGTACTTAAAAATAGTGTACTAAATGTTAATGCACATAACACAACTTACGGAGGATGACAGCTATGAGTACGAGGAAAGCTACGAACCAGTAGACTCGTATATCAATGTACATCTAGTAGAGAGTGTAGTACCTGACGATGAAGATGCTGATAGATGTTTTATCTATATGCAATCTGAGGACTTTTTCCATGTGGATGAGTCTATGGATAGCTTTGTAAGCAGACTTCAAGCTGTTCTCTACGGATCAGTATTAACTAAGTTCTACGATAAAACCAATCGTAGTCAATAAGAGGCTCTCATGTTGTGTTGGTTATGGTTAAAGACTGCCCTTAAAAAAGGCAGTTTTTTTATACCCTATAAGTTATAAAAGTGTTAAATCAATATACATTTATATCATATCAGGTATAAATTATTTGGTAGATTAAAATAAGCTTATTAATTTTACATGACATAGTTTTCTTGAATTTGACTTTGATTTTTATTGCATGTACGCCCTTCGTTTCTACGAGGGGCTTTTTTGTTCATAATGTGACATAAAAAGCACATTTGATTGTGCAATTATGCCATGTAATGCATATTTGATAGTGCAATTATTCTATAAAATACACATTATCGTTCATATAAGACTCATTTATCAATCAATTATGAGCCGAATATGATTGATAAACGGTTCATTATTGCATAAAAAAAGGTAGTATTTCTACTACCCTTTCACTTTAAACTATAAACTACAAAACACAAATTATTTCTTCTTGTATTGCTCGAAGCCATATGTTACAACAGCTACAAAGCTAAGAACATATAAGCATCTTATATAAACATTCCATTCAGTAGGATTCCAGGTATTTACTATAAATGCAAATGGTAAATAGAGGACTACTAATAAGGCAATAATATTGCCAAGCATTTGTAAAATTAGTTTCATACTAGAATGGTAAGTCTTTTTTGTAATTACCTCCGTCTGGACTCCATGTGTCCATTTGACAATAGAAGTCTGATTGATCCGGAGATGTTGTCTTTTTAGTCTTGATTAGGATATTCACCCAACCTTTGTTGTTTTTAGCCCATTCGTTCATTTTCTTTAAGTCATCTGGTCCGAATGATACTTTTTTAAAAGAACCATAAGCTGATTTCATTGTTTGGCATCTGCCTAAGAAATCTTCATTTTTTGTTGTTGCCATGTTATTTGTTTTATGATTAAATACTTTTCTTTAATTCTTGTTTTAGTTTCTCCAAGTAAAGGACTGCATCCATAAG